GGGGCCTCGCTCTCCTCAATTTTTTTAATGCGTGATGACATGTTGCTTTTGCTAGTAACTTGGACTGCTAAGGTTTCATTGTTACCAATTGCTAGTATGTCAATGCAGCCAAACAGGTCATGCTTACGCTTGGTGAAGTAGTTGTAATGCTCCACATTAGCTGTTTGATAGCCTAGTTTGCGTAGGTGCGCTATTGTGCGTTGACTAGGCGTCATTTCTTAATCAACGCTGTAAGCATAAATCAACGCTGTAAGCATAAAGTTAATTTGTGCCGAAACGCTCCTACACTCTGCATCTGCCAACTGTTTAATCATTGCTCGCATCTCTGGTGTCATGCGTATGTTTACGAATACTGTTTTCATGCTTCCTCCTGATAGTTGTGGTCATATGTTACGTCTGTTACAAATCCATCGTCAGGCTCACCCGTGTCGATTACATCCCAATCGGTTGACGCCATTGCGGTATCAAAGGCATCGTCTTCATCCCAACCTGTGACCATAATCTCAACGGTCTGAATTCTTTTGGCTCTTACTATGTAGCGGTTCATGTGTTCTTTTCCTTTATCAACTTCTCAATCTGCCTAGCAAACACTTTCATTCCTGACTCTGTTACGTACAACATATTTAGGTCGTCTGCTTCAATGGTTACACGTCTAAGCAACTTATCAATCTCACAGTCATCAAGTCGTGTCAATTTACTCGCCTCTTCCCAACCTGATTTAAACACCCGATATGCAGGGTCTTTAATGGTCAAGTTGAATTCACCGTAGATTTCTAGGAACTTGCGTTCTATGTCGTTCATTTAAAACTCCGTTACGTAATCGTCAAGCCCATAATTTAGCCAAATGCGAACTAATACGCGTTCTGCATCAGTCTTAAATGGGTAATTCCAACGGTCTAGTGTTAAGCCTGATGGGTGCATTTTTTTCTCCTATTCGTTAAATCAACAAACAAATATTAACCCAAAAGTAAACACCTGTGTGACTATTTTGTAGGGACAAACCCTAGTATTTGCACTTTAGCCACAGCGTCTTCCCAACCAAAGCCAACAATGACGGTATCACCAATGCTAGTCAGGTAGGCAATCCAATCCTTTTGTACGGGGGATAATCGCCCACCTGTTTGGCGCTTCATCTCTATCCAAAGGTGCAAGGCAGGCACGAAAAGGTCGGGGATTCCTGCCACACTACCTGTTGCCTTTAACTTCATAGCAACGGCGGGGTGTCTGTGACCGCCCATAGGAATAGCAAATATACGTTCATCTCGATTGCGTCTCCACCATTGCACGAATAACATCTGTTCTTGGTCTTCGGTCATGCCCAATACCTCCTAAGTACTTTCTCAAATTTACCCTCTTTCTTGTATTGAACAATTGAGGGTGGCGTAGCACTATTTAAATTTAGCGCCATTTCATCAATAGTGTCTACGTTTAACGCTCCGTCAATTGCTTTGGCTTCTTTAGATATATCTGCAAGGCTCTGTAAGGCTCTCTGTCGAGCGTAACCGTCATGGGTAATGGCAAAGTATTCGCGCACTGGTTTATCGCTTAGATTGCCGTAATACGTCACGGCTAACATCTCTTTACCACTTGTCTTGCTCGTATGATTGCGCCACACCCAAGAGGTTACTTGCAAGTCATTGCCCTCAATGCCCATAATGTCATCATCATGCAATTTAAATTGTTTTTCTTTCGGGGGCGGGAACGCATGACCACATGCGGGGCAAACTGTCGCGCTTGCGTGACATATCTCGTGACAGTTGTCGCAGATACGCACGGGGGCATCGCCATTGCCATCGCCACTTTTCTTTGGCGGTTGCACAGCCGTGATCGGGCCATGTTGAGCGACCACGCCTGCGAAGTCTAGGACTAGGCAATGGTCGGTATGTGATTTAGGGCGCATACCGCGACCCGCCATTTGCACGTACAAGGAAGGGCTCATGGTAGGTCGAATCATAGCGATTAAATCAATGTCAGGGTGGTCGAATCCTGTTGTTAGCACCGAACAGTTAGTAATCGCTTGCAATTTACCTGACTTAAAGTCGTTCAATATGCGCTCACGTTCCACCTTTGGTGTGCCACCGTCTACGCAAGCGGAAGGTATATTGTGCGCGTTCAACAATTGCGATAATTGATGCGCGTGGTCAACGCCCGAACAAAACAATAACCAAGCCTTCCGATCACCCGCCAAAGACAATATTTCGCGCACGACCTTAATGTTTTTGTCTGAATTGTTCATTACTTGTTGCAACTCGGACTCAATGTATTCGCCTCCGCGTTTATGGACTTTGGATAGATCGTAATTGAGCGTGGTGACTTTAGATCGTAACGGTGCTAAATGGTTAAGATAGATCAATTCTTCAATGCTAACGGGTTCAATCAGATCATCAAACAAAGCATCGCCCTCGGTGATTAAACCGTGCCCAAGACGATACGGCGATGCGGTCAAACCAATTACCCTTAATGCGGGGTTAATCGCTTTAAGATCGTTTATAAGCGTTCTATAACTACCCTCATCTTTATGTGACACTAAATGGCACTCATCAATAATGCAAAGGTCAATATGCCCTAGTTTTGACGCCTTGTTTCGTACCGTCTGTATACCCGCAAAAGTGATGGCGTCTACTTGTCTCTTGCCAATGCTTGCACTATAAATGCCCATCGGTGCATTAGCCCAATGTTGGCGCATCTTCTGAGAGTTCTGTTCTATCAATTCCTTAACATGAGTGAGCATTAAGATGCGAGTTTGTGGCCATTGTTGCAAAGCATTCTTACACAGCGCGGCAATCACATGGCTCTTGCCTGAACCCGTTGGCATGACTAAGCATGGGTTTCCTTTGTTGGTGCGAAACCATGCGTAGAGTTCGTCTATAACGCGTTGTTGATAGGGTCTAAGCATCGTTAATCCTCTGCCCTATCCATCGCATGACTGGCACAGCCATTGAATTGCCAAGGGCTTTATAACGTGGCCCATCAGATGTTGGCTTGCCTTTTGGTTGAATGTCTGTGTAATTATCAGGGAAGCCTTGAAGACGTTCTGTTTCTTTACAAGTTAACTTACGCACTTTTTTTTGCTGCACTAATGGTACATTATTACCACCTGTGCCCCATCTGCTTGTTACCGTAGGGCATATTTTTACTTGTTTAATTCTGCTGTCTGTTCCATGATTTTCATAAACAATGCTTGCGTCAATTTTTGTGGAATCATTTTTTTTTGTTTTTTCGCTCTTCTTAGTATCCCTGCACAGGCTTTCGCGCTCAAAAAGAACCGCTGCGGCACTTCTCCAGTCTCCAAGACAGCCGACAACAAACACACGTTTACGTCTTTGGGCGACTCCAAAGTATTGAGCGTCAAGCACTCTGTAAGCGAACCCATACCCGAGTTGCGCCACCGCCCCGAGGAAGGAACCAAAGTCCCGCCCTCCTCCGCTTGACAAAACGCCAGGGACGTTTTCCCAGACAAACCATTTGGGTTTAAATTTGTCAAGAATTGCACAATAGGTGAGGGCGAGGTTTCCTCTAGGGTCTTCAAGTCCTTTTCTAAGCCCTGCAACTGAGAATGATTGGCAGGGTGTTCCCCCGACCAAAAGGTCAATTGTTCCAATGTCCCACTCCTTAAATTTAGTCATGTCCCCAAGATTAGGAACGTTTGGATAATGATGAGCAAGTACTTGGCTTGGAAACTTTTCAATTTCAGAGTAACCAACTGCCTCCCACCCCATATGATGCCAAGCTACTGTAGCAGCTTCAATTCCTGAACATACGCTTAAATATTTCACCCCACAACCCTCCCATCAAACGCCAATCTAAACTTATCCGCCTCACCCGTAGCACACGCCTGCGGGTTAGCTAATATCTCTGAAGCCGCATAAACATTCGCATCGGGCTTGCCGTTAGCTATGTCGCCAAACTGCGTATGCCACACGGTATAGTCGTCATTCGCTGTATATCGCCACGGCACAATGTCGGGGTGTATCGTGCCTGATTCACAACCTTTACGTTGAAAAGTTAGTGGTATATCGTCCGCTTTGTGCTTCTCGCACCTCCACGTACTATTTTCTTTCGGTGTAGCGTGGGCGCAAGTGCGACAGCTAAAAGTCTTTGGTAGTTCTTGCTTATGGCAAAAGCTGTGAGCAGAGCAGAATTTACATTCAAACCAAGACGGGTCTGTAGATAACGGAGGTGGCATACGATCATCGAGGGCAATACGGCGACCACGGTCAACGTACTTTTGCGCTAAGTCTTTGTCTAAACGCACACGTTCGGTGTAGATTTCGTCATTGTCTTTGCAAATGGCAAAGTACAAAGCACGGTCAATGTTAAGCCCAAGCATATAGACGTGCATTTGCACCCAATGTTTCTTCTGAGCCTTTTCCACTCCATTCTTTTCTAGGTCTTTGAAGTTTTTTAGGTTGTGCGTCTTAAACTCAAGCAAATGGACTTTTTTAGGCGACTCAGGAACACCTGAACTGGCAATCGCGTCCGCAGACCCAGACACATGGCTACCAAAATCAACCCTTGATTGTGCGCTTCTGACGTCCACTCCAATGGCTCGCAAATCACTAATAATGATGGCTTCTTCTTTGTGACCCCTACGAAACAAACGCAACATTCTGCCCGTGAATTTGGTCGGCATAACAAAGCGAAAATTGAGCCACAAGTATCGTTCGCACGGGTGTCCGAGTAACGATGCACCCATGTGACCACGGGCGGGTTCTTGTTGGCTTTCGTGGTGAGCATCTATCAGGTTTGCAATTGTTTTGGGTTTAGGTATAATCAACTCACTCTCCTTTTGTTTGTTTCTTTGCCCTCAATCTCCCGACTGAGGGCGTTTTTTTTGCTTAGAACGGTGCGTCCCAAGGTGCTTTGCTACTAGATGGTGCAGGTGTGCTAGGAATAATAGGCATACCGCCATTTAATGCCTTAAACCCTTTTACCTCATTGCGTGGGTCGTAACCCTCACGGGCACTAATGGCGACCTTAATTGAGAGCGTAGCGCCTAATAGTTCGTCTGTATCATTTAAGACAGCTTTGCCAATGGCACGGCACAGTTCGCCTAACTGTTGTTGCCCAATGGTCTCTGCTGTGGTGTTAGGGTTTTGAACCGTAATCATGCCAAACACAACACGACCTGCGTGGTTCTCGCCTGTGATGTCATAGCGCATATTTAAATACTTTCCAGTTCCTGCCTTAGTACTCTTGACTTCAGCACCGTTGATAACAGCGTTGTACCAACCCGCAGGGATTGGGTCGTAATTGCTTGTTGAAACGGGAACGCTATCTACTGAGAATGTTTGATCTAAACGCATGGTTACTACTCCTTTGTGGTAATTGCAAATGACGGACGACCCGCCGTGGTTGTGATTGCGTCCAAAAGAACGCGGGTAATGCTTTCATCTGTGGCTTTCCAAGCTGCCAAATTGATGTCAGGCTTCCATCTAAATAGTGCTGAAAGATGATCGGTTAAACCGTTTTCACGAGCGATCTCTTGTAGCTTGTCAGCGTCAATCTTGCGATTAAGCCTGCCTACAATCTTGACCTTGTAGCGACCAATCTCGTAATTCTCTGTACCGTCAAAAGCCGTATCAATGTTTAAGCGTTTAAGCATAATGTCTTCAGCTTGTCTACGTGCCTCGACTGCTTTTGATTCTGCGTTTTTAGCCAAAACCCACTCGGCAATTAAGTCGTCAATTTCGTGCATGACTAACCCCCAATCTTACGAATGATTGCACCCAAATCGGGGGCTTCCCAAGCGTCTAACTTGCCCGAACGATCTTTAGCTTGCCACAGCCCGTCACTCTCGCACATAAGCGCACGTCTTGGCACACCCTCTTGGTCTTTCTCAACACGAAGGGCTAAGACCTCATCAACAAAGTATGGGAGTTGTTGCCCTAACTTAGCCCCAGGCATACTAGGTGCATATAATATGCGCCCTGCCTCATCTGCTGACTTTTCGCACTTAGCTGTGAAGTAAACGTTCTTGTTAGACAAATCACGGAACGCACGAATAATGTCTGTCATCTGCTCTTGTAATGCACCATATGCTTGGCGCGGGTCTTTTGCTATCTTTTTCTCGAAATTAAGTACAACCTCCGCAATCTCGCTGATAGAATCAAGTGCTACTGAGTCAAACTTTTTGGCTTCCTCAGATTCGCTTGCCCATTTGTACGCTTCACGTAATGTTTCCATACTAACC